CGGTGCGGCGGCCATCGGCGGCGACGAGGACGTGGTAGCTGACGCGCGAGGCAGGGTTTTTAATCCACGACACCCCACCGGCGTAGCTGCCGCCGCTGTGGTGGAGGACGACGGCGCGCGGTGTGATCGGCTTGGTCGAGACGTTAGGCGTTTTGGCGCGCGTCTCGACGTGGTAATTTTGCTTTGCGCGCTCGCTGCTCTTCGGCGCGCCGGTGGATCTCGGCGTGGATGAGGTTGAGGAGGTCGGCGAGGTCGCCGGTGGGCCATTGGGCGATGGCTTTTGCCAGAGTTTTAGGAACCATGAAAGCAGGGTCATTTTTTGTGACCGGGATCAACGGTCAAGGTCGCTCTCTGGTTGAGAAAATCATAGCCGACGGTGACACATCCCGGCAGGACGAGCAGCGCGGCGACCAGCGCAACGACGCAAAGCAGGCGCATGGCTAGCCCCGGCGAAACACGTTGATGACGCCGACAATCCCGATGGCGGCGGCGATGATGGCCTCGTTGTGCTCCGGCGAGAGTTGCCACCCGAGGGCACCGGCGAGGAGGATGAGGCCGCGCCACGTGGAAGATTGACCGAGTTGAGAGAGCAGGTAGTCCATGCCCTCAGGTGGGTGTCAAAGCGTCATTTTACAAACTCCGCATGAAACACTTTGCCTTGCCAGCGGCGGGCGTCGTGGGCGCGCTGGGCAATTTGCGTCGGGTTGTTGGTGAATGCGTGGGTGCGGAAGCTGCCTTCGGCGTCGTAAGTCCAGAGTTGGTTTTTCCCTTTGGGGTAGAGGTAGGCGGTGATGGCGTGGCCGCGATTTCGTTTTCCGTCGTGCCAGTGGTAGCGAACCACCTCCGCCCAAACTTGGTATTTGTTGAGGCCTTCCTTGAACGCAATAGCGGTCGGCAGACAGGCGTTGATCTCGCGCTCCATCCACGGCTCCGGGTTGGTCGGCAACGAATGGCAACCGGCGAGCAGGAGAGCTGCGACAAGCGCGCGTTTCATGGGTTGCCGCGGCGGTAATAGTCCGCTTCGAGGCGCTCCACGCGCGGGCCGAGCACGTCGAGGCGTTCGTCGTGCTGGTTCACGTTCGCTTGCAACGTTGCCGCCCACCACGACATTGAAGCCGTTTGCAGGAGCAACACGACGCCGAAAGACGCCAAAGCGACGTTCACGTTTTTTCGTTCGGATTCGCTCATTGCAGCGCCTCCCATGTTTGCAGCAGCCCATCGCGCAATGCGTCCGGCAGGCTCTCGCTGCAAACTACGAACGTGCGCGAGCCGAGCGGGGCGGTGACGCTCACGGCGGCGGAAAGGGTTGGGCGGAAGACGGTTGCCACCTGCGTCTCGTTGCCTTCGTCGTCGATCTGTGTCTTGAACGCCGTCGCCACTTGCCCGCCTCGCTCCAGAACGACATCGACCAGCGTTTCGCTTGCGGTCAGGTGCAGGCCGAGCCAGCGCAGCAGAGCCGCGGCGACTTCACCGAGCGCGCCGTCAAGCGGCACCAGTTCGGCGGCGGCGTAGCCCTGGCGGTCTACGTAGCGCGTGAGGCTGTTGTTGGAGAGGCGGAGAGTCATCGTGAGACTGTTTGATTCCATGCCACAAGGTCCACGTCGAACGTTCTGGCGGCGTTGGTTTGCGTGCCGACAATGATATAAAATAAACCGGCATTTGAAGAAGACGGCACGTTTGTCGATGAGGTCAGCCAAGTGCCGCCATTGAGACGAAACTCGATAGTGCCTGCCGTGACGCAGCGCATTTCAAATTTGTAGAATGTATCCGCAACGGGTGCCGTGCCGCTATCGACCAGCGTTGTGAGAGTTGACGATGCGTAAGCCGTGGCATCGTTTTTCGTGACGAACTGCCAGTTGGTGTCCACGCCAGCCTTAAACCGCCAGCCGATGAGCCTGCTGTTGAAGTCAATGTCTGTTGGGTTTTGCGCAAAGCCCGCCGAGACGGTCACGTCGGTCACTGTGGGCAACGCCATGATGGCCAAGGCGTGCCAGCCTGCGACCGTCGCCGGGTTGCTGGTCCCGAAAATGCCGTTGCAGGTAAAAATCCGCAAATAGTTGTTGGCGGTTGTGCCTGTTGTTAAGCGAAATGTGCTGTGGTTGGGCATGACGCCAGTCGAACTGCGCTCTACGATAGTGCCGCCGCCAGCATTGCTCGTGCCCCAACCCGTATCGCCAATGATGCCATTAGTCCTGCCGCCGTTGGCAAAGTCGTCGCGGAAACGGATGATGCGGGTGTCGAGGTTGCTGTCGTCGAGTAGCTGGCGGGTGATAACCGACGACCCACTCGCCGCTGTCTGGTTCGGCGCGACGTTGTTCGTGCCGTTGAGTGTTTGGTTTTGAGTGTAAGTGTTGGCGGCGTCTTTGAGCGGGACGTTGCTGGAGAGACGAGCGTCGGCAAGTGTGCCGCTGGCCATGTCTCCCGCGTCGGTCGTGGCGAGGGTGCCGCTCTTGTCGGGGACGGTCAGCGTGCGGGTGGTGCCGGTGGTGATGCTGGAGAGTTGGAACTTTAAGTTCTTGGTGGCGTCCGCGTCATCATAGACAAGAAACTCATTGTCGTTCATCACCGAGGGGAGCGTTCCGACGAATTGGTAGTCGGTGTCGCGGGAGACGCCGGCGGTGTTGACGCGGATATAGATGCCGGCCTGCTTGTAAGACGAGAAGGGCCAAGTGCCAGAATTGTTTTTGACCAGCCAGCGGGAGTTGAGCGCGGCGGTGCTGTCAAGCGGAAGATCGGTGTAGGCGTTCACCTGTCCGGCAAACGGCGCAGCGTCCGACGATCCCGCCAAATCGAAGTTGCTCGTGAAAGGATTGAACTTGATGCCCATTAGCTGCGTGTCACGGAGGCGATCTTCGCGTCGTCGCTGGAAGGTGTGCCGCCGACGTAGGTGAAGGTCAGGGTCGCTACGGTGTTGGTTCCTTCTTTATAGACGACGGTGGAAAGGTTGTTCGTGGTCCCGACGTAGTTCAGCTCGACGGTCGTGTGCTGCGGGATGTTGAGGCCGGCGATGTTGCGGACTTGGACGTTCGGATTCATAGCGTTAAGCGGCCATCGGCGCCGGGGCGGCGGGCGCCAGAGCGGGCGCGGCACCGACGCGACCAATCTGCGCGTTTTGGATTTGTTGCAGTTGGAATTGGAGCGCTTGCATCCGCGCATCCATCATCTTGCGGAAAATCTCATCCTGCCCGTAGCGTTGCTGCACGGCGGGGTTGGCCTGGACAATGCCTTGCAAGACCTGCAAGCGGAGCTGGGCATTGATCCCCTCTTGCGGCAACGGCGGCTCGGTGCCCGCGGCGATCTTCGTGTAGGCCAGCTGCTCGTCTTCCGCCTCGGCGGCCGTGGCGGCTTCCGTGCTGCGCACCACTTGGGCGGCGAGCGACGGATCAACGGCGCTCATGACAAACTTCACCAGACTGGCGCGGTCAATCACCCCGGCCACGTCGAGCGGCACGGCCAACTTGGCGATATAATCCAGCTTCTTGCCGAGAAATTCATTGTCCAAGTCGCGCACATCGAACTCCGCCGTGAGGTCAAACTTGCCCTGTATCGCCTCGCGGCTCACTTGGAACGGCGCGGGCAAAGATCCGGCGACGCGCAGGATCTCGGTGTCCGAAAGGTATTGCTGCATTAAGGCAAACGCCTGGGCCGTCAGCGCCTTGCAACTGCGGAGCCAGCGATCCACAGCGGTTTGCTGCATGAGCATGGACAACTGCGGCGGCACGGCGCCGCTGAATCGTCCGAAGTATTGGTCCACGTCCGCCCGCGTGGCGTTCTCAATCTCGATGGTGCCTTGGTCGAATCGCGGCGGGTCCATCCAGCCAAACTCATTCGGTCGCCGTTCCGCAACCTGGGCGCCGGGTCCGAAGATCATGTTGACCTTGCCACGATTGGCCGGCACGCGCACCGGCGGCAACGTGCTGATCGAAGCGCGGTCGCTGCGATAATCCCGCTGGGTTTTGATCTCCAGCTGGGCCGACTCCAGAATCTCCGGCACGCCGCGACTTTCGAGCAGACACCGACTCACCCGCTCGCGGGCAAATTCGACGAACGGGTATTGCTGATGGTGATACGGCAGCAACTCGCTCAGGCCCACGTTTTCCGGCACGCTCGGGTGCAGCACGCAGTAATGGATGCGCGTGGCGCCGGTCTTCTCATCGGCCTTCTTGTCGTAGTAATGCCAAATCTCCACCATCTCCCGCTCGGTTTCGAGCGAGATGATTTCGCTGCGGTAGTAGTTGCGGATCGGCCGCCGATACATGCCCTTGTGACGCATGGCGGCTTCAACAAAGGCTTCATCGTAGCCATCGGTCAGCACGCGCTCGCGCAATTCCGCCTCGGTGACAATCTCCCGCCAGGCGATAAACCGCGCCCGCTGCAAGTCACTCGTGCTGGCCGGGAAGTAAATATCTTCCCACGGCTCCAAGGCGACAAACTCCGGACGGTTCTCAAAGAGG